AACTTTATCTCAAGCAGAAATAAAATCTATAATGTGGAAAAATTATGCAGATCTTACATCTGCAGAAAAAAGTAATTTAGTGGGTTGGTGGAATTTAGATTCTCAAGTAGGTAGCGATGGAAATGCAGGAACTGGATATGTATTAAATGAAGTAGCGGGAGCGGGAAGTGCAACTAACATAGGAACTTTATCATAATGGCAAGTACAATACAACAAATAGAAACACCGAAACGCGCAAGAGCGTTGGATACATCTGGTAATAACAACCACGGTCAAATATATTCTGGTAGAGGATTAGAATTTGATGGTGTTACAGATCATTTAACAGGTCCTACTGATATTAACACATCGCATGGTATTACAAACACTATAACGGTTGCTTGTTGGATAAAAACATCTGCTTTTGGTGCTGTACAAAATCCATGGAATTTCTTTGAAGACACTAATGATGGTTGGGGACTTGAAATAAAAACCGATGAAAAAATTTGCTTTAGAGATGATATTGATGGTGATCTTCCTGGACAAGCAGATACTATGACTTATGAAAACCTAATACAATTAAATACTTGGTATAGAGTTGTTGGGGTATTAGATAATCTTGAACAAAAACTTTATATAAACGGTACTTTAGTAGGAAGTGGTACAAACGTAAATGATGGACTTGATTCTTTTAACAGCGCGTTATTTATAGGAAAACGAGGAAATAGTACACATTATTTTAATGGAGCAATGACTGATTTCCAAATATGGGATACCGCTTGGTCAGCAGATGATGTAACCTATGACTACTTAAATCCAGAATCTTTAGCGCTAAACAGAGGTGGTACATTACTTACAGAATCCAATCTTAAGATATGGTATCCAATGCAAGATGGACATAGAGGCCAACAATCATATATTTCAGATGGTTCTAATACTGGATTAGGAGATGAAACAATTACTAATGGCTCTTTTACTGGAATAACACAAGCAGTAGATACCACTGGTAGTGAATGGACAACAAGAGCAGGATGGACAATTTCAGGAGGTAAAGCTCATAGAGATGGTTCAGGAGGTTCTAATAGTGATATAGAACAATCAATTTTGGTTGTTGATGGTACTACATATAAATTTTCTTACACACGAACTTACGCTTCAGGAGCTGGACAAACCAATGTATATATTAGAACAAATAACGTTGACTACGTGACTGTAGGTAGTTATACTTCTACAACAGTAGAAGAGCATACTGTAACGGGATATTTTACCGCTTTATTTACAGGTAGTATGCCTTTTAGAGTATTTGGAATTGGGACTTGGACGGGAACGTTTGATAATATTTCAGTAAAACCCGTAAACGATAAAAACAATGCAACAACTGTATTTTATGGGGATAATCAAATAAGTTCTAACCATGATAAAGATTTTAGAAGTGGTGGAACTGTTAATTGGGCTAATGCAACATCGGGTTCTATTGCTTGGGACACTTATGATGAAGCTGCTACTTCAGGTGCTGATGAGTCAACAGCGTTAACACAATACGACGGTACAACAGTTACGTTTTCAGATAATTATTTAAAACTAGCAGTTACAAGTGATGCAAGCAATGTTAAATTAGCTAATTTAGATGGTAATCACTGGGAGGATTCTAACACAATGGTTGCTGGTAGAACTTATAGATTAGGTTTTGCTATGGATATGACAGCTTATACATCTGGTACTCTTACAGTTGGTTTTGGACAAGATGACGGAACAATAGATACTGCTGCAGATAAACAATTTACTAATGTTGTAAGTTCTAGTCCAGCGGCATATTATTTTGATTTTATTTATAAAGGAACAACTACACACGCTAAAATATTTTTAAAAGCATCTGTATCTAGTGCATTTACAGTATATTTTGATAACTTTAGCCTTAAAGAAGTAGGCACCGCTTCAGGTTGGACAGATGCAGATCAACAATTACACATTCCACAAACAGCATTACAATCGTATAATGAATTATTATGGATGCAAGGACAAGAAGTAGATGGTACAGAAACAGATAACGTTCCTATTACAATAAATAGTAATGTGTGGAATCCAGCGTCTAACAATGTTCCAGCAGGATCAGCTCTTGATTGGAATACTATAAGTGCTTGGATATTTTTCACCGAAGATTCGCTTAATAATACAGCGTTTCTTTTAAGAATTGAAGGTGGTGATCCTAATCTCTATATGGTTGTGTCTGGTGATAATATAAAAATAGGATTAAATACTGGATCTGGAGAGGTAGTTGGAACTACTTATCCAAAATCATCTTTAGTAAATAAATGGAATCACATTGTGTTCGCATGGAAACCTATTTCACATATAGAGCAGTATGGTACGAATATTTACGATATGGCTTTTGGGACAATAAACGGTAGTGGAGTAAGTACGGGAACTGCTACGGCAGTTATTAATGATACTGACGCTGATGGTTCAACAGATCTAACTGACATTACTTTAAGTAGCATTCCGGGGGCTATGACGAGATTATCGCGATTAAAGTATATGAAAGGTACAACAAGACCAGCAACAACTGGTGGAGGTAATGAGAACTGCGCGATTATAACTAATATTAATACAGATACTAATACAATCACTTTTAACGATGCTATTGCATTTGAAAATGGTGAAACAATCACTGTTGATTTATATGATGCTGATAATTTTGATAGTCATGTACGATTGTGGATAAATGGAGAAAAATTATCTGTAACACAGACGAGTAATTACCACAGTAATAATATTGCGACCTCTGCTCAAGATAATCTTGAAATAGGTGATAGTGAAACTAATACTACTGCTTATTCACACCAAGGTATTATGACAGAAATATCAGCGTGGAATAAAAATTTATCAACAAGTGAAGTTGAAGAATTATATAATGATGGTAAACCACTAGATGCTTTGACACACTCTGCTCTTACTAATTTAAAAGGATATTGGAGAAATAACGGTCTTGACACTTGGAAGGATTTAGTACAATCAAACAATGGAGTACCATCTTCAACGTGTCAAGAGACAGTGATAATTCCACAAGGTTTAGACAATAGAGATTCACAAGGATTTTTAATGAACAGACAGAGAAATACTAGTAGTTTGAATCTACCATTACTTGATACGGTTTTTACAAATTCATCAGATCATGTAGATGTTGGTACAATATTTAATAACGATATATTTTCTTTATGTTGCTGGATTAAAGTTCCAAACACAGGTGTAATACAGAGAATAGTAGATAATAGAAACGACTCTGTTGAAGGTTGGCAGTTATATGTTGATGCTTCTGGTAATATAAAGTTTTCAATAGGAGATACTAGTGGTGGAGCTACAGTTACAGAAGATACACTTGGTGATGTTGATCCCGATACTTGGATACATGTAGCAGTTACATACGCTGGATCTGCGGGTACAATATCAACGTATATAAATGGTGGAGGTAAACAAACATCAACAGCAACAGGTGTTCAAAATCAATCTCTTATTACTACAGCAATGAAAATAGGATCAAGAAACTTTAGCAATGTTGAGTATGGAACGAAAGGACAAATTGATGGTGTGTTATTTTACACAGACGTGTTGTCCGACGCAGAAGTAAAAAGAAATTATAACGCTACCAAAGGTAGTCACAAAAATTAAAATAAAAATGGCACATTACGAATTATATATATGTTTAACTAAAGCGGTTTACGAATCAGCGGTACCAAGTGTATTACAACCTAAACTAGGTTGGAATAACTATACTTATGAAGCAGATGGTGAGACTATAAAAACTACAACAGCTTATACTCCAACATGGGAAGAAGCTACTTTTGCTGGTAAATTAGGTGCACCAAGAACAAGTTTAGATGGTGGGCTTATTATAATAAAAGGAGAGTTTAGTTTATTACAAGGAGAGTTAACAGCAATAGTAGCTTTAGGTAATGGACTAGCATATCCAAATAATTCTGTATTAACAAAAACAGAAGCACAAACATTAGTAAAGGGTGAATTATTCACCGAGTAAATAACAATTAATTAAATTAAATAAAATGGCAAAAACAAAGAAAAAAGAAAAAATAGTAGACTTAAAACCTAAGGCGGAAAAAATAACCGATGAGCAATTAAATAATGTTCAAAATGTTATTAATGAAATTAATAGGTGTCAAATTGAAATTGGTACTATGGAAACCAAAAAACATAATCTAACACACCACATATTAACTTTACAAGAAAAAATTGGTGAAATGCAAAAAGAATTTGAAAAAGATTATGGAACAGCAGATATCAATATTAAAGACGGTACTATAAATTATCCAAAAGAAAATGGCGAAGTTAATAAGAAAGATTAGTATAGGTAAAGACTATAAAAACGACGCCATGCATTACGCTGTTGGTCAAGAGGTTTACGGTGGTCATACTATTTGTGATATATTAGAAGAAGATGATAAATATTCTATTTATATTAAAAAAAACAAAGATGTGTTACCCTGGAAAGACTTCAATAAAAACATGGCTGTTTCTGTAGAATATAATTTAGAATACTAATGAAAAGTGTTTACAACTTTGTTGTAACACCAAAAGGAGAAAGATATAATAATACTAAAAAAGTTGGTGATTCAGAGTTAATACTTAATACTGAAATATTTAATCATCAATATGTAAATAGAGAAGCTAAAGTTATATCAACTCCAATTGTTGGTGATACAGATATAAAAACTGGGGATACAGTTATAGTTCATCATAATGTGTTTCGTAGGTGGCACAATGTTAAAGGTATAGAGAAAAATAGTAGAGCGTATTTTAATGAATCTACTTACTTTATAAATCACGATCAAATTTTTTTATACAAAAGAAAAGATAAGTGGATGGCTCCAAAAGGATATTGTTTTGTAAAACCTTTAAAAGCTATAGATAAATTTAATATTGAGTCTGAAAAACCACTACAAGGTATTGTTAAATATTCAGACGGTACAGTAGAGGTTAACGATCTAATTGGTTTTAGACCGAGTAGTCAATACGAGTTTATAGTAGATGGTGAAAGACTATATCGAGTTTTATCAAATTTTATTACAATTAAATATGAATATCAAGGAAACGAAGAAGAATATAATCCAAGCTGGGCAAAAAGCAGTTGATGAATTAATCAAAGTAGCTAAAGAACCTATTGTAGATTCTGACGATGATATATCAGCTGATAGATTAAAAAATGCTGCAGCTACTAAAAAATTAGCTATATTTGACGCATTCGAAATACTTAACAGAATCCAAGAAGAAGAACAACTACTTGAGGGCAAAACACCTGAAGAGGCAAAGGAAAAAGTCTTTAGAGGATTCGCAGAAGGTAGATCTAAGTAATGTACGAGCAAAATTTAGTTAAAATAATTGAACCTATTAAACGCACGACTATAAGTCGGCTTAACAAATCTAAAAAATGGAAATATGGATACAATAAAGAACATGATATCGTGGTTATCTCTAAAACTGGCAAAATTGGAGAAATATATGAAATTCAAGGTTTGCGAATTGGCTTGCCGCTGGAACGAAAAGGAATGCACGTGCATCCCGAAAAAAAATGGGTAAAACTAGATCAACCAAAAGAATTAAATCGTCTTAAAAATATATTCGATTGGAGAAGTTATCCAGACGAAAACAAAGAGCAGTGGTTTGATTATATAGATGAAGAGTTTAGAAGAAGAGAAGAAGGTTTTTGGTTTGTAAATAAAGATAAACCAACGTATATAACGGGTACACACTATATGTATCTTCAATGGAGTAAAATTGATGTAGGAGCTCCTGATTTTAGAGAAGCAAATAGATTATTCTATATATTCTGGGAAGCGTGTAAAGCTGATAAAAGATGCTATGGAATGTGTTACTTAAAGAATAGACGTTCAGGTTTTTCTTTTATGTCATCTGCAGAAACGGTTAATTTAGCAACCTTAGCAAGTGATAGTAGATATGGTATACTTTCTAAAACTGGTGCTGATGCTAAAAAAATGTTTACGGATAAAGTTGTACCTATTAGTATAAATTATCCGTTTTTCTTTAAACCGATTCAAGATGGTATGGATCGACCTAAAACAGAATTAGCTTATAGAGTACCGGCAAGTAAGTTTACTCGAAAGAAAATAACTGCTAATGAAAAACTAGAAGATTTAAAAGGTTTAGATACAACTATTGATTGGAAGAATACAGGTGACAATAGTTATGACGGTGAAAAATTAGCATTGCTAGTACATGATGAAAGTGGTAAATGGGAAAGACCCGATAATATATTAAACAACTGGAGAGTTACAAAAACGTGTTTACGATTAGGTAGTAAGATAGTTGGTAAATGCATGATGGGCTCAACATCAAACGCATTAGATAAAGGTGGAGACAATTTTAAAAAATTATATAACGCATCCGATGTCACACAAAGAAATAGAAATGGTCAGACAAAATCTGGTTTATACTCTTTGTTTATCCCAATGGAATGGAACTACGAAGGATTTATTGATGAGTACGGACATCCTGTATTTGATAACCCTGACACAGATGTACTCGGCCCAGATGGCGAACTAATAGATTATGGAATAATAGAACATTGGCAAAATGAAGCTGATGGTTTAAAAACCGATCAAGATGCTTTAAATGAATTTTATCGCCAATTTCCCAAAACAACAGAACACGCGTTTAGAGACGAGGCTATAGGTAGTATATTTAATCTAATCAAAATATACGAACAAATAGATTACAACGAAGAAATGAGTAGAACACTTGGTGTTACTACGGGTAATTTTCAATGGGCAAGCGGTATAAAAGATACACAAGTAATATTTTATCCAGATCCAAAAGGTAGATTTAAAGTGAGTTGGACACCTCCACCTCATTTGCAAAATAAAATGTACTTAAAAAACGGTATAAGATATCCTGGTAATGAACATATGGGGGCGTTTGGTTGTGACTCATATGATATATCAGGTACTGTAGATGGTAAAGGATCTAAAGGCGCTTTACATGGATTAACTAAATTTAGCATGGAAGATTCTCCAGCTAATAGTTTTTTTCTAGAATATTTAGCAAGACCGCAAACAGCAGAAATGTTTTTTGAAGATATGCTGATGGCAATAGTTTTTTATGGAATGCCAATACTTGCGGAAAATAACAAACCTCGGCTTTTGTATTATTTAAGAAGAAGAGGTTATAGAGGTTTTAGTATGAATAGACCTGATAAGGTCTGGAACAAACTATCTGTAGCGGAAAAAGAAGTTGGTGGTATTCCAAACTCAAGTGAAGATATTAAACAAGCTCACGCCGCAGCAATTGAAATGTATATACAAAATCATGTTGGTATGAAACCAGATGGAACTTTTGGAGACATGTATTTTAATACAACATTAAATGATTGGACAAGATTTGATATTACAAAA